GAGTCATGGGTATGGTTTGCGTACCACCCATTTCGTTCATTGGTAATTGCTGTTCGTAGGGAAACATCTCACGCAGTTTAGCCATGTCCCTTGGGCTTGGTTGATCACCATCAAATAAGACGGTTTTTAGACCGTCATCCGTAAGTAATTGAATCGACCCCATTACCTACTCCTCAGATCAATTAAGTTGTCACCCAACCTTTTTTTGTAGTTTGCCTTCATTTTTTCCAACTCAAAAAGTTGATCTTCATACTCACTGCTAAATGGAACCTCTACATCATCGCCATTACTATCTTTATATACGTATGTGCCATCGTCTAGTCGGTCATAATGCAAATTTCTAGCTTTTCCGTATTCCCTCAACTCAGGAGAGTCCATGATATCGATGCCCTTCGCAAGCATCTCAACGTCTTTACCAAAGCTTTGTGCCGTTACCTTGGTGAGTGTCTTCTTGCCCCCAACGTCTTCAGCTTTGTAAAGACCTCCGCTATACAAAGAGTATCCGGGCATACCATCAACCGGGGTCATCTGTTCTTCTGCTTCCGCAGTTAGCGAAATACTCTCTAGGTCAAAGCCTGTCCCTTTCTTATTAAACTTTGCCGTAGCTCCTGAAGGCAAAGAAGCTTTGTAATCTAAGACAGCAGCATTGTCTTTAAACATAGGTATTCTATTAGCGTCCGTTGCTTGTTTCTTTGCTGATTCTAATTCAAACTCACCCTTTTCATAATTTTGTTTTGCTTGTTTATATCCTTGACGAAGCGCATCGAGTTCAACTTTGTCTCCTGGTTTTCCAATAAATTCGGACAATGGATAATTTCTTGTACTCCACAATTGGTAATTCGCAAAAAGCTTTTGATCGCGAATGTCTAACTCAGCGGGATCAAAATCGGGATTATCGTAGGACTCATCAATAAGGAAACGAATTCTCTCATTACCCCACTCGTACATTTGATCTTTTTGTTCACCTTTCTCTTTTTCTAATTTGGCAATTCTATTAGACTCTTCATTGCTAATCTTTTTTCCTTGAATGCTTTGCCTTATCAGTTCTTGGTTCAACTGATCGGAAATAGCCTGACTTTTTGCAGTGGCTTCCGCTTGTGCCTTCAGATCCTGCTTTTCTAACCTTGCAATATCTCCCGCTAGTCCTTTAAGCCCGGTCATATTAAGATCACCACTTGTAAGCTTTTCGATGGCAGTTTGTTGCTTCTTGTCAAAGGTTTCATCACCCGTACCCGTAAGTCGCTCAACAATGCCAGGATTCATTTTGATCGAACTCTCGATCTCGTTGGTCATCTCCTCCCGCTTCTGCTTATTAAGCCCATACTCCTTGATCATCCCACCGATTTGTCCACCGAGGTTTGCATACATTTGTCCCTGCGCTCTGCCTGCCTCCATGATTGGCCGAGTATCGACCCGTGCTAGTGCTGATCCGTAATTTCCTCTAAAGAATGGTTGTGCCATGATTATTTTCCTCCGATCTTCGAGTCCATCCACAAACGGATTCGTGCTTTTAAGCGTGGTTTATTCGAGATGAATTTTGCAAAGCGTTCACCGTACTTTATGTACAGCTTATCAAACCATCTTGGTGCTTCAGTATTTAACCAATTGCGGAATAGTAACCATGCCGGGTTATGCACTCCGTAGACTTCGCGTGCTACCCAACATTTTTTAATAGCAGCACCCAATCCTGCACCTCCAATACTTCCAAGCGCACTATATATACCTGCTGTTTTTGTCGCATCAGCGGCAACTCCGGCATTATACATGTTGGCGGCATTAGTCGCTTGATTTTGTATGTACCCTAAACCTGCTTCCGGGTTCAAGTATTGCGGCTGAGAATTCAATCCGTACCCCGCTTGTCCGAATACGCTTTGTCCTTGCTGCAATGCGGTTCCTCCTCCTCTGCCCAGTATCGCTTGGAATGGATCGAGTTGGTCTTGGTTCTCGATTTGGGAAATCCTAGAAGCCGCATCTAGGTAGCCTAGTAATCCTTGTTGGCGGAGTGATTCTCGTAGTCTCTCAGCATCCATTTTTGTACCGACATTAAATTGGTCTGCACCCATTGCACGGGTATCGTCTGCTGTTTGAATTCCCGCTTCTTGTCCAAGTACGGACTGTGCAAATCCACGGTTCTGCATCTTTCGTTGGTTGTCTTCGAGAACGCGAGCTTCCGCTTCTGCGATTGCACCCGATTGGTCAAAGGTTCTACCCATCATCGTGGACCTTGCCCTAGCAGCTTCTGCAATCTGACGCTCCTCACGGTCAGTCAGTCCCTGACCTAGTGCTTCGTTTGCTTGGAGCATTAGGTTCTGTCTAAGCGGATCTGCCTGGACTCCTTGGGACTGGACTTGTGCGGGGTCAGATATTCCAACGTCTTTGAGTAGGTTGTCCTTTTGCTCCTCGATTAAATCCTTTGCACCAGACATGGCACTCTGCGTACCAGGCTTATAGTCCTCCATGATTCCTTGGTACAGACCAGATAAACGCGACACATCCTGCAAGTCGGCTTCGCGTTGACGGGATAGACTACCCCGTTGGATGTCTTCGGCCATTGTGGAAAGACCCTTGAACTCACCTTCCCTAAACCCTGCTTGATCTTGGCTTTGTGTGGCTTGTACAAAATTATCACCAACGGATTCTGCGAGTCCGGCATCGACATCCTCTTGGGTTGCTGTGCGGGTTTCGTATTGCGTCATCTCGCGAGTATCGCCAAGCAGGTCAATCATACCGTCACCTAATCGACTCGCGTCAACAGTGCCTGTTTGTCCTGCCTTACTGATGTCCGTGATTATATTACCATCTGCGTCTTCTGCGAAAACAGGTTCTTGAGTGGCTGGGCCTGCTTCTGTTGAGACATCAAAGGTCTGATCTGCAAAATCGTTTTGCATTCTCTTCTCTTCGTCAACGGGTCGGCTCATACCTGAATGATTCCTTGTTTCTAATATTCGCCTAGTTTCAGGATGTCGCGCCGTAATGGTATATTGACTGGGTTGTCCTGGTTTCCCCTGCACGGTCATTTGGGACTCAATAAGCGCAGGCTGCTGAGTAGTTGTCGCTTCACCTGGCACATCACGTTGTCCAATAACTAACCTGCCTTGCTCATCGTAGGTTCCTGTTGCACTCTTGGACTCTCCGCCCAGTAGTGTTTGACGTAAAATATCTGTGTCCGCTTGTGCGGTTTTCTTTCGGATACTTTCCTCTAAAGGCAGCAAGCTTTCCAAGCTTCCGACGTCTGCGAAGTCTCCCGTTCCTTTGAGGAATTCTGCTTGTGCTTTTAAAGCTTCAGAAAGGCCCTCTCCATAACTTGGTTGATCCGGCTGACTAATATTTGTGCTTCCCATTTTTATTTCCTCCGATTAATTCGATCTAAACTGTACCATTTTAAAGGTTTTTTTTTAGATACCTCATCCATCCCACGAAAGGCAATGGATAGGGTACGCGACTAATAAATTCTGACATCATGCCATCCCCAATTGCGGTTCTGACGTACCATGAATCCGCATCGGTTACAGACCATTGGTCATCTGGATGTTTATCGGAATCTGCTTTTACTGGTTTAAAAAGCAATAATGACTTAGGGGTAATAAACACATATCCAAATGCTGAGTACGCAGAAATATCCTTGAACATATCAAGACCAATTTCGTCATAGAATTCTTTGGCTTTAGCTAGAATGTTCATGTCGATATTGTTGCTCCCAAGGCTACTACTTTCCATGCCGATCCGTCTGAGACTGCAAGTGTTGCCGCTCCCGAATTTCCATCCGTGACATAGATCATTTGCCCTGCGGGTGATGCGGATGGTACACCACTCACTGCATAGGATTTGAGTGTCATTATTGTGCCACTTATTGTACCACCTGTTACTGCAATTGCACCACTCGCTTGGGTTCCTAGTGTGCCAACTCCCAGTGCTGACCTGGCGGCAGTTGCGTTTGCACTTCCTGTGCCACCATCCGCGACTGCAATGGGTGAAGATAATCCGCTTATGGTCCCGCCCGTAATGTTTACGTTTGATTCGTTAATGGTCACGGTAGGTACTCCGAGTTCGTTGAGATTGGCGGCAGAAATATCAATACCCGTAGCGTACGTAAAACCGCGCGTCACTGATGCAGAGATAGCCACTATGCAACCTCCGTTCTGATGTTCAGTCCATCCGCAATCGCGTCCAAGGAGACGTGACGAAAGGACGGGGTTCCTGCTGTGACATTGATCTCGACTTGCGCACCATAACCCCGTGTGCGTCCCGTACCGAATCGTAAGAGTGCTTCTTCCGTTGAGTCTGCCGTGTGGCTTAGAACAGTCTCGGACTTGTCAGGATCGAGCGTATTAACTTTAATAGTAAACGCATCGTTGTTTACCGTGTTCACTCCGAGTTGTCCACGCCTCCATCGCTTGACGTTTTGATTGCCAAGCGTGTAAGCACGGGTGACAAGTTTCCCGGCTATTGCGGTAGTCCCCGATTCCGAGGTGGACCCGATTTTGCGTCCACTATCGTCAATAGTATTCTCATCCATGAGATACCACCCTGTATCATTGCACGCGAAGAGTCTGCGTCTGGTCGGGTTGCTCCCGTGTGAGCAAATGACCCAGTCATCTACGTGAAATGCTAGACTACCCGACATTGCGGGATAGGAATCTACGCTGATCCACGAGTTAGATAATAGCGAAAAAACAAATATTGTATTTGGAACGGTTGAAGATCCGGTACTTACGGCCAAGAAGTATTTGTTGTCGAATACCACTCCGCATGACTTGTCTGCGTGGGCAAAATTTACGTTATCAAACTGATCTTGAATGGGCTGAGTCATCGGAATTGTTTCTCCCGATATTTTTGAAATAGCGACCCCCAAGCCTTTTCCCGGATCTTGCCCAGGTGACAAAACGATAACTCCGTTATCCGACAAGAAGAATGTTTGCGGTCCACTCTGTGCGATGGACTTCCGAGCTACGCAACCATGTTGTCTTGTAATCTCATAAGTATTCGCAGC